GCGGCAAAGGCAGTCCCGATTGCTTTAACCGTTGGGCTTAAACCATCAAAACTTTCTTTTATACCGCCTACTTCTTTCTTGATTTTACTTGCACCCTGTTTAACGCCCTTTTCATCAATAGACGCTTCATAAAAGATTGAACCTACTTTTGTCGCTTCTGCCATTTTGATTGTGATAAGAGCCTTTTTAATCGCTCTCTATCCCTTCCAATTATATCACTTGTAACGACATCTTTGTCACTAGCAATATCTAAATAACTATTTATAATTTTAGTTCGTTCTTCCTTTTTTAGATGTGGGGCCATCGCAACAACAATACGCTGGTATTGTTCTTCTGCAGTAATTTTTAAAACATAGTCTAAAAGAAGATAAAATCTGACAGCATACTCATCCAAAACATCTTCTACTTTGTAGGCTGGGTAGAAGTGGGCGAAGAGGGCGATTGCTCTGCTAAATTGTCTTTTTTTTTAGGCTGATACTCTTTGGCCTCAGTAGCTTTTTCAGGAACAGACGCAGATTGGGCAAATCTTATGATTTCCTTTAATTGGTCAATAGTAAAATCTAAATCATTATTTTTTATTTCTGGAATAAAAGGCTTTAAAGCATTTTTAATAAGAGGAATTATTTCATCTTCACTTTTAACTTTCATTAATTCTTTTTCTAATTTAGCAAGTTTAATTAATTGTCTTATTGTAAGAGGATAACACTT